AGGAGAATGTCAAATGAGTACTCGCGAACGTTATATAAAAGTAATAGAGAGCTTGGTGAATGGTCAAGAAGCGGAAGCTTCTGATTTATTGCACGAAGCATTCGTAGAAAAAGCACGTGAAATCTGGAATGACCTAGTCGAAGCTGATGAAGTTATTGAAGATAAAGTAGCGGAAGAAGATATAGATGAAGCGATAGGCGACGAAAAAGCTGACGACTTCATTGACGACATCGAAGAAGACGATGACGAAATTGAAGCAGAAGAGATGTATGGTGAAGATGAAGAGGGCGAAGACGCTCCTGAAGCTGAACTAACAGAACCAGAAGCTGAAATGGAATTATCTGTTGACGGTGACGGTGATATGGATGGTGACGGTGAAATAGACGATCACGAAGCAGATCACGAAGAAATTGAAGATAAGTTAGTAAACGTCGAAGACGCACTAGCAGATCTTAAAGCAGAATTTGCTAAAATTATGGGCGACGAAGCTCCAGCTGAAGAACCAGAAATGGACATGGAAATGGAACCAGAAATGGAACCAGAAATGGAAATGGAACCAGAAATGGAAGAAGCAGTAGTTGAAGATACTAAATCTGAAGAAGATACTAAAGAGGAAGTAGAAGAAACTAAAGCTGAAGAAGCCGATGAAAAAACAGAAGAAATCGAAGAAGGTGCAGAACTAAAAGCAGCTCCAGTTAGTATGCCAGCAGGCGATGATGGTAAAGCATCACCAGTTGCAGGTAAAAACGATATGGGCGGCACTACAGTAGACATGTCTAAGAAATCTTCAGACGGCAGCAAAAAAGGCCTAACAGGCGATGCTAAAGATATGAACGTTACTGGCCCACAAGAGGCAGGCGATCTTAAAGCAGAACCAAAAGGTCACGGCGCTGAGAAAAAAGGCAAAGCTGAATAATTATGCTTACACTTAAAGAGAACCTAACGTATGATCAGGCTAAACTCGTAACTGAGTCAACTCAGGACGGCAAAAGTCTTTTCATGCAAGGTATCTTTGTACAAGGCAACACCCGTAATCAAAATTCAAGAGTTTATCCAGTTAACGAAATTTCAAAAGCCGTTAAGGCAATACAAGAAAAAATAGAAACTGGTTACTCTGTATTGGGTGAAGCGGATCATCCAGATGATCTGCAAGTTAATTTAGACCGTGTATCCCATTTAATCGAAAAAATGTGGATGGATGGTCAAGACGGTTATGGTCGTTTAAAACTGTTACCTACTCCAATGGGAAATATTTGTAAAACCCTTATAGAAAACGGAGTAAAACTTGGCGTTTCGTCAAGAGGTAGTGGTAATGTAACAGAAAGTGGCAATGTTAGCGAGTTTGAAATTCAAACAGTTGATCTTGTTGCGAATCCAAGTGCACCAGATGCTTACCCAGACCCTTTATATGAACAAATTATGAATGGTAAACGTGGTAATATCTTACTTGATGTTGCAACCGCAGTAAAAGACGATAAAATAGCAAATCAATACCTCCAGAAGGAAGTATTACAGTTCATTGAAAAACTAAACATTAGGAGAGGCTAAATGGCTAACAATGCAATAGAACAACTCCTAAGTTCAGAAGTCCTATCTGAGGAAGTGCGTTCAACACTTTCAGAGGCATGGGAAGCTCGATTAGGTGAAGCTCGTGAAGAGATCACTGCTGAATTACGTGAAGAATTCGCAAACAGGTACGAAACTGACAAAACGCAAATGGTGGAAGCACTAGATGCGATGGTATCAGATACGATTAATACCGAATTGCAAGAATTTGCAGCGGATAAAAAAGCGGCAGTTGAAGCTCAGGTAGAGTATAAACGTAAAATCGCAGAACATGCAGAAATACTTGATAAGTTTGTTATGGAAACGCTTAACAAGGAAATTACAGAACTACGCAAAGACAGAAAACTACAAGAAGGTAACTTTGAGAAGTTGGAAGACTTTGTGATGGAACAACTTACTTCAGAACTTAATGAATTCCATAAAGACAAGAAAGACCTAATTGAACAAAAGGTAAAACTTGTTGCGGAAGGTAAAGAAATGATCACTAAAGCAAAAGGTGAATTTATAGATAAGGCTTCTACTAAACTAGCTACTATTGTTGATAATACACTTACAACAGAGTTAGGTACGTTAAAAGAAGACATCAAGAAGGCAAAAGAGAATATGTTTGGACGTAAATTGTTCGAAACTTTTGCTGCTGAATTTATGGGTTCTCACTTAGCGGAAGGAACACACATTTCTAAACTTTCAAAAGAACTTTCAACTGTGAAGAGTCAAGTTGACGAAGCACAGAAAGAAATTAAAGATAGAGAGGCAAAAATTGAAGTAGCAGAGAAAGAAGTTGCTAAAATCAATGAAAGCCGTGAACGTGAGTCAGTTATGACTGAACTTATGTCTCCTCTAGCTAAAGAAAAACGTGAATTAATGAACAACTTACTTGAAAGCGTAGCTACAAGTAAATTAAAGGCTTCATTCAACAAATACCTACCAACGGTACTTAACGAATCAAGCTCAACAAAAGATTCACAAACCCTTATAGAATCACAGAAGACTGTGATTACAGGTAACAAGGCTAGCACGAACAGTACAACTGAAAGTGAAGCCGAGATTATTAACCTTAAAAAGTTAGCAGGAATCAACTAAGGAGAATTCCAAATGACACAGAATATATTCGAAAATTGGGACGTAACAAAAGACGCCCTTACAGACGGGTTAGAAGGTAACAAGAAGGTTGTAATGGAGTCAGTTCTTGAGAACACTAAGAGCTATCTTTCAGAATCAGCAGCCGCAGGTACTACAATGGCGGGTAACGTAGCATCACTTAACAAAGTGATTCTTCCAGTTATCAGACGTGTAATGCCTACAGTTATCGCGAACGAACTAGTAGGCGTACAGCCTATGACTGGTCCAGTAGGACAAATACACACACTAAGAGTTAGATATGGCCAAACAGCCGCAGGCGCAACAGCAGGCGACGAGGCACTATCTCCATTTGCAATTGCAAAAGGTTACTCTGGTGACGCTTCAGGCGGAACAGCAACAGCAACTTCTTCTTTAGAAGCAGACGCTGGACGTAAACTTTCAATCCAAGTATTGAAACAAACCGTTGAAGCTAAGACACGTAAATTATCAGCACGTTGGACTTTTGAAGCGGCACAAGATGCTAATTCAATGCACGGTCTAGACGTTGAAGCAGAAATTATGCAGGCACTTGCCCAAGAAATTACTGCTGAGATTGATCAAGAAGTTCTTACTTCTTTACGTTCACTTGCAGGAACAGCAACTGATACATATGATCAACCTGCAATTCTCGCAGCTCACACAACAACTTTTGTTGGTGATGCTCATGCGGCATTAGCAGTTCTTATTAATAGATCTGCAAACCTAATCGCTACACGTACACGTCGTGGCGCAGGTAACTACGTTGTTGTTTCACCAACAATGTTAACAGTACTACAAAGTGCAACAACTTCAGCGTTCGCAAGAACAACTGAAGGACCTTTTGAAGCTCCAACAAATACTAAATTTGTAGGTACTTTAAATGGCACTATGCGTGTTTTTGTTGACCAGTACGCGGCAGACGATGCT